ATACCTTGAGATCCTTGAATACCTTGAGATCCTTGAATACCCTGAGAACCTTGGATACCTTGAGTTCCTTGAATACCTTGAGTTCCTTGAATTCCTTGTCTTCCTTGAATACCTTGGACATTCGCATTGGAACCTTGGATACCTTGAGTTCCTTGAGTTCCTTGAATACCTTGAATACCCTGAGAACCTTGAATACCTTGTCTTCCGTGAATACCTTGAATATTCGCATTGGAACCTTGAATACCTTGTCTTCCTTGGATTCCTTGAATACCTTGGGCACTTTGAAGTCCTTGAGTACCTGGCACTACACTATCAAAAACAAAATTATCAGAAAGATAATCGTATCTTAAATATTTTCCATCATATTCGGAAGGATTTGTAGCGATTCCAACAACATCATCAAGATATCTTAAACGGACTTCACCTCCACCACCAGAGGATGCAAGACTTTGTTGCAATCTAGAAACAAGAGTCTGGTAGTGATTTTTTAATTGTTTGAGCGTTATTGGATCTTCATCAGATTCATTTTTATTAGTTTGAGACAATCTTTCAGATAATAACTTATACTTGTACGATAAATCATCTACTTTACTTTCAATATACTTTAAATTATTCGGTCTTTTTTTAATTTCATCAAAAATCTCTTCACGTAAAGAAACAATTTCTTCAGAATATGAAGAAACATATTTTTCCACTGCTATTTCAATTTCACTATGATATAAACTTTTTATGAAATTTCTTGCACTTACAATTTCAGCACCTAAACTTTCTTTGTACAATTCTTTGTACAAATTTTCTACTTTTTCTTTTGCACAATTAACTTCATACTCTAAATGTTCATAAAGTTCTTCTTTTAAATTAGAAATTCTACTTTCAACACGAAAATCTTTAGTATTCGACTCTTTCTTATATTTTGGAATTTCATTTTCAACAAGATTATTAATTGTTTTATAAAGTTCTAAAATATCTTCTTTTACTTCACCAATTTCTTCTATTTGAGTTTTGTTAAATTCTTGTATTTTTTCACTTATTTCATTTATTTCTTTATATTTTTCATCAGTATTAAAAATAGACGAAGAAATTTTTTCCTCAAAATTGACATTTTTTTGCTCTTGAGGAATTTCTTGATCTTTTTGGACATGTTCATCTAGACCAAAATTTTTTTTAAAACTAAAAAATTCTGAGGGTTTTTTAAGAGTCACTTTATATATTCTTAAACTTAGACTATCAATATTTATTATACACCAAAATAACACATAAAAAAAATTATCAAAATAATTTTAATAAATATGAAAAAAGATAAGACTTTTTTATTTTTTAAAGATTTATTCTAAATACTTAAAACCGCTTATCCCTATATGCCAAGGGAATGGAACACTCCTATCAGAGAACCCTGGAACGCACCGATACACAATACTCTTAAATCAATTGACAATCATACTCAAGAGTATTTTAAAAGTGGTGATAAATGGCATCTAGAAAAAGCAGATATGTTGAGACAATATCTCACAGAACTTAAAATCTGGATACACAAACAAGAAGGTAGATTATGAATGAATTTCCTTGGGGAGTTGCAATAGGTCTTGGATTTGTCCTTATATTTGTAATATGTTGTATAGCATACATATTATTATTAGATAAAATAGAAGAAGATCAATCAAATGTACGAGTACAAGATCAAGAAAGTAGAAAGAATAATTGATGGTGATACTCTAGATGTTGAAATTGATCTGGGATTTAATATTCTAATTTCTCAACGAGTGCGTCTTGCTGGCATAGATGCTCCAGAAACAAAAACAAAAAATCTTGAAGAAAAAGTCAATGGATTAGAATCAAAAAGATGGTTAGAAGAGAAATTAACCACCGAAAAAACTATGCTTATTAGAACAGAAAAAGATGATAAGTATGGAAGAATTCTTGGATGGATTTATATTGGAGAAGATAATATTCCAATAAATACTCACATGATAAAAGAGGGATACGCAAAACCCTACCCACAATGAAAAAAATTCTTCTCATTGGATTGTTGGTTATGAGATTAATCACCAACGAAGGAGTATTCAATGACGGAAGAAGACCTCAACCAAAAAGACAATTCTCAGAAATCATCAGATTTATTAGACGACCTGCCAAAAGAGGTAGGAAAAAAGCATGGTTCACTATTAAATAAACTTATATTTGTTATATGCTGTTCTGTAATTGGATTTGTTGGTATTAACTTTATTTCTTGCAACTTTATGATTCCGGGAACTATAAACAAAGCAAATGTAAAAGGAGAATTAAAAAACCCTCCTCCTTTAGATTGCAAAGAATCCGAAAGAAGAGGGTATGAAACTTTACTGACTATTCTGACTACAGTAATTGCATTAAGAACAAGAGTAGAAGATAGCGATTAAGATATCCAGAGTTTACCTTCAGCAACTCTTCTACGAAGAAGACCTGCTTCTACATTAGATCCAGGATTACGATATAACTTCAATGTTTCTGGGATTGCTCGCCAATCTTTTTGACTAAGATTGCGCGAAATAGTATTGAACCCACTACCATTGTAGAAGCCAGCACCGAGATTGTAAGCAAAGGACAGAAGTGCTCCACGTTGATTGTCATTCATCTCACTCCAATAAGGTATTTTTTGTAGTGAAGGCAAGAATCTACTTTCAAGATCAAATATCAATAAAGTATCTGCATATTTTTGAGTAATAGTTCTTCCTATCTTAAAATAAGAACCATTAAAATCACTAGTACTTCCCCATCCTATTGTGATAGGAAGATCTCCAGTTTTTGGATCTGAATATGCATTTAAATGACATCCCTCAAATTCTTTAATTAAATCAACACCACATTGAGGAACTTTTAACTGTGATGTTGGTTCTACTTTTTTACATCAAAGATTCTGCCCCATCCAGTTTTATCTTTTCCATTCTCTAACCAACGATAAGTAAGATGCGATTTCTTATATACTGCTCCCTTACCGTTTGTTACGGGTCCAGTATATCCATCGTTGAGAGAACCATAAGGATCATTTACAACATAGTCTTCACCTTTCTTACCAATAACTACAACCATGTGCCCGCCAGAAGGTGCAGATAAAGTACCGCGATGATAGATCCCAATAACAACAGGTCTCCCAGCGGCAAGCTCACGATCAAGATCAGAGAAAGAAAGATTGTAACTAAAGTGTGACTTAACACCATAAGAGTCCAGAACTTTTGTCTGGACGAAGTGATCAGTTGAGTCGCCAATAGCAAATACTTTTTGAACGTAGGCATCATCGCCTTTTGCTCCTTTAAGTGTCCCTGGTTTAAAATACTCTAAAACCATAGCACAGGAAGATGAATTGCAGGTGCGATTAGCATCTCTATAATTGTCTGTTTGTGAAAAATATGGAACAACAAGAACTCCAGGAATTACTGGTTCTAATTTTGTTCTAAAAATTCTTACCCAGTTTGAAGTATCCTCAAGCAAATCTGAGTTCTTGTCTGCAAGATCAACTTCAAGTTGATCTACAGCAGCAACATGTTTTGGATTTTGAGGATCATAGTATAGAAAAAAGTTATGAAGATCTACTTTCATTGTTTCTATTCATTTGATATTTTATTTATTAAAAAAGCGCCCTTTTGGACGCTTTGATTATTTTAGATATCAAACAAATTCTTCTTCAAGAATTGTAGATTTGACATAAGTATAGACATTTTCAGGTGTCGATACTTCATACGGGTCTGTATCGGCATTGTCGCGCTGACCTGTCTCAATGAAAAGTTTTTCGATGATTCCGTTATCCACGATTGCAGCATAACGCCAAGACCGATCGCCGAAACCAAGGTTGGACTTATTGACAAGCATTCCCATAGAACGTGTGAAATATGCATTTCCGTCAGGGATAAGAGTTACCTTTTCGATGTTCTGGTCTTGTGCCCAGGCATTCATCACAAACCCATCATTAACAGAGATGCAGTAAATATCGTCGATGCCAAGATTACGAAAGTCGTCATATTTTTCTTCGAATCCAGGTAACTGATAGGCACTGCAAGTAGGAGTGAAAGCACCAGGCAGACTAAACAAGACCACACGCTTTCCACCGAAAAGTTCTGAGGTAGTACGAGTTACAAATTCACCTTTTTCACGAAATACAAATTGTACTTGAGGAACTTGATACTGTTCTTTACGCATTTTAACCTCCATCAAAATACACCGGGAATTACTTGTCCGGTAGTAAGATAAGTCCCAACCGCAATTACAAATCCCAGCATTGCCAGTCGTCCATTCCAGCGTTCTGCGGTTTCAGTAAAAATTTTGTTCATTTCTTTTCTCCTTAATTAATTTACTTTAGAATAGATAGATGTTTCACCATAATCACGGTGAATTTTATAACCAACAACTGCACCCTTAGTATTCATAAGTGCAGGCATAAAAACAATTGTGAAGAATACTGCTGGTGCTCCAATGAATAGAGCAGCAACAATCACATAATAAGTCAGTAGTTCAACTAGAGAGTGTTCCATTATAAGGGTGTTGTTGTTTAAGTTCAGGATTTGGTTGTGAAGGAATAACTGGGTTCCTTGATTTATTTTTAATTACGATAAAGGCATCGTTTTGATAAGATACTGTCCCAAATGGTTTTGCCCATTTTGGATTTGCAGTTGGGCTAGTAGCAGTTCCTGTGACTGCTACTCCGCCAATTTCAACTGAAATGTCATCATTTTTATCCCATCCAAGTGTTTCGAGGGCAAGAGCGAATTGCCCCAACATTCCAGCACTCACAGGTTCTCTTCCTGTTCGGTCAAGATGACACAATCGCTGGTGGGGTAAGCGACGCAAGTAAGAACCCATCCTTCCGTCATTTGTTCATCATCAAGGAACGATTGCTCCTCGTTATCAACTGTGCCGCTAATCAGTTTACCAGCACAAGCAGAGCAAGCACCAGCACGACAGGACGAAGGAAGATCTACGCCAGCAAATTCAGCAGCGTCAAGAATATATTGATCATCAGGGCACTCAATAGTAGTTTCAGTGCCATCAGGGGATTGAAGGGTAACGTTATAGGTTGCCATTAGTAAGTTTCACAAAGTTTTTCTACAGATGCTGCCAACAATACGAAGAAGGCAACAGATGTTATTGTAAGGAAAAGTGAAGTCATTGTCAATCAATTATCAGAAGATCCCGAAGAAGAAGTTGCCAGTGATAGCATAAGAAATGATACCAGCAACAAAACCGACCATAGCCCAACGTCCATTGGTGCGCTCCTTTACTTCACTGGGAGACAGCATCCCATAGTTTTCATAGTACATCGCAGGCTCCTTTGCCCACATATTTTGTTGCCCGTGTTCATTAGTCGTTACAGTCATTATGATTTGTAAAGATTTACAACAATAGTATATATGAAAAAAAAGGGTCTGTCAAGACCCTCTTAATGTTTTGTTTAGATTCAGGTACCCTCACACCAAGAGTTAATGTACTTCTCTTGTTCTTCTGTTAAAGTATCAATTGAAATACCCATAGCAGAAAGTTTGAGTTCTGCAATCTCTCTATCCTTTTCTACAGGAACAGGATAGATTCCAGGTTCAAGTTTACCTTGATTCTGGACAAGATATTCTACAGCAAGTGCTTGATTTGCAAAACTCATATCCATTACGGCAGAAGGATGACCTTCGGCAGCACCAAGATTTACAAGTCTACCATCAGCAATCACTACAACTTCATTCTTATTATTTGTTGTATACTTCTTAACAAAAGGACGAACCTCAGTAATCTCTACTGAATTTTCTTCAAGAGTCTTTAAATCAATTTCATTATCAAAGTGTCCAGAGTTACAAACAATAGCACCAGATTTCATCCACTTGAGGTTATCATAAGTAATTACGTGCTTATTGCCAGTTACAGTGATAAAGATATCACCAATACTTACAGCATGACCCATAGGAAGAACTCTATATCCTTCCATAGCTGCCTCAATTGCTTTTACTGGATCAATCTCAGTGACGACCACATTTGCTCCCATCCCTTTGGCCCGAAGAGCCACTCCTTTGCCACACCAACCGAATCCAACAACAACGACAGTCTTTCCAGCAAGAAGAATGTTAGTTGCACGAATAATCCCATCAAGAGTAGATTGACCAGTGCCGTACCGATTATCAAAAAAATGTTTGGTTTGGGAGTCATTTACGTTAATCGCAGGATGCTTTAGAACGCCATCATTGATCATAGCACGAAGACGAACAATACCAGTAGTAGTTTCTTCTGTTGTTCCAATCAAATCACTAATCTGTTCAGGACGTTCTTTAATAAGTGTTGCTACGACATCAGATCCATCATCAATAATAATATTAGGGCGATGGTCAAGAGCGGTATTAATATGTCTAATATAAGTGTCACTATCTTCTCCTTTGATTGCAAATACAGGAATATCCCAATACTTTACAAGTGCTGCAGCAACATCATCCTGAGTTGAAAGGGGATTACTCGCAATCAACATAGAATCTGCACCAGCATTCTTAAGTGCAATACAAAGATGTGCGGTTTCTGTCGTAACGTGATTGCAAGAAACTAGACGAATACCTTCAAGAGGTTTCTCTTCTGCGAATCTTTCTTGAATCTGACGAAGAACAGGCATTTCTCTACCTGCCCATTCAATTCTTTGCTTTCCAAGTTCAGCTAATTCAATATCTTTAATTTCGTAATTCATATAAAATTTAATGCGTAGAAAGAAAAACCACCCCAAGGGGTGGTTCCACTCAGTTTATAAGTAGTTTATCAGAACTTAAAGGTAGTCTGGATTACACCACCCCAGTTAGAAGAGTTATTAGCAAGACGCTGATTGTCGCTTGCATAGAAGATTGCAGGAGTGACACTGATGTTATCAGAAACTTGGTACTTGTAGAAGAATTCAAGCATCGTTGCTTTCTCAAGATCTTCACCAGTAGGTGCTTGACCGATAGCAACACCAGCAGAGTTACCATCAACAAATACATCTTCCCACTGAAGACCAGCAAACCAAGACTGACTGTTGGTAGCATCGCTAGGAGTACCACTTACAGTATTCCAACCATAACCAGCAGAAATGGAAGGTGCCCAACCAGATTGAGTGGGTTGCCAGTATGCGTTCACGGCATAACCGTTAGAGGTTTGACCAGGAACTAGAGTGCCAGAAGCACCGTTCAGACCGTTATAGGTACGGACACGAGTGCCTTCAGTACCATAACGGTATCCAAATGCAGCACCCCAGTTAGTACCACGATAACCGATTTGTGCAAGGGTGTTGAGAGCACCAGAACGATCAAACTCACCAGTTGCACTATCGCTACCGTTTTGGGCAACATAGTTTACACCAGCAACAAGACCTTTTTTGCCGTACTGAACACCGAAACCAGAACCAGTTGCCTTGTTATAAACACCAGGAGTACCAGCAACTTGGAAGAAGTCAAGAATGTTGGACTTGTAAGCAGTAGGCAACCAAGCAATCTCAGTATTACGAACAAGAGCACCAACAGTAAGAGTGGTGGTGTTATTGAACGCAGGGAACTGATAGAACAGACGGTCGATAACTACGTTGTTACCAACTTCACTTACAGTGTTGTCTGCTTTGTCCAGTTTGAATACTGAAGAACTAGAACCAAAAGGATTGCTGCTGAAGTTAGATGAACGCAGGCGAGTACGAAGAAGATCCTTACCCGTAAACGAAGTATCCAAATTCAAACGCAGATCATAGTTGAATGCGGTATGAGTAATATCACCATCTTTGGTTTGATAATCATCAACACCACCGATCACGAAGTTTGCTTCACCACGCAGTTTGGTAGTGGTGGAGAACTGTTGTGCCTCAAGTGTAGTAACTTGTGCTTCTAGTTTATCTACACGACCACGAAGAACAGCAAGTTCTTGTGCAAATTCTGCCTGAAGACGCTTCAGTTCATCAGTAACTTCGGTCACACGATCAAGGCAAGCATTCAGAAGTGCTGCTGCCTCATAACGGGTCATCGCTTTACTACCACCAAAGGTGCCGTTAGGATAACCAGCAACGCAACCATAACGCTCTACTAGGTTGCTGAGTGCCTGATATGCCCAATCGGTAGGACGGACATCAGAGAATTGAGTAACGCTTGTAACCTGCTCAGAAGAGTATTGGTTGACTGCTGCCATATTCAGATCTGCGGCATTCGCAGCAACAGGAGCAACCATTCCCAGAGCAACAGGTGCAAGCATCAGTTGTTTGAGTTTCATAAAAATTTGTTTTTAGTACTAAACGACAATTGTGTAACTTTGCAAATAGTTGCGGCATCGTCACATCACGGTATTTATCTTAACAGTTTCTTTGGGATTATGTCAAGTATTTTGATGAGCAGAAGAGTTTTCAGTTATTCTACCAAGATAAGGATCATAATTCATATAATCTTTAATATCAATTTGAGCACCTTGCTGTTGCCAATAATTCAACAATGCATCATGAGGTGCTTTATGAAAGATTCCAAGGTGTTCTGGATGAATCGCAGAACCCATTTCAAGATTGTAAAGGAAAAGAGGAATAGTGTAAGTTTTACCAGTTTCTAGGATAGTATCTTCTGATACTGCTCGCGGTTTTACCCCGTTATCAAGTTTATACTTATCTCCACGAATATGGTGTTTCATCATTTTTGCGGCATGATGGCGACTAATCAAATAAATTGCTGCAGAAAAATCATTAATAAACTTTAAATGCAATTTAACATGAATATCACCAGTGCATATTGTGGTTAATTGAACACAATCCCAGTCATAAGGAACTTCAGCAAAAAATTCTGTCCAAGTAAAATTCCAATATTTTACAATATTAAAATTAACATCATCCTCAAGGATAAGACAATAATCATCCGTACTGTTCTCATAAAAATGTTTAATTGCTTTAAGATGTGACATGCAACATCCCAATTCATTTTGAGAAACATTATCCGGAATCCTTCCCTTAAGATGAAAAGATACATCATCATCTCTCCCATCATACCCAGAGATACGAATATGATTTTCAATTTCCCAATACTCAAACTGGTTCTCCATATACTCACGACGATGAGTATCTGAATCTAAATTAATCCAGTAAATATATGGAATACCTTTAAGTTTATATACTGATTTGTTTTTGTCCATCATTCAAAATACTTCACTAGTTTTTCCCTATCACCTTTAATATAAGAAATACATTCTTTCAAATCTTCAGGAAGACTATTCCAAAGATTTGCCATCTCTTGTCCAGCAGTTTCTTTGTTATAATTTGTTCCTTTTGCATGTTGAATTTGATGACGATAATCTCTAATTACAGGTCTACTCATAATAAATGAAATTCCATTCATCACAAGATCCCATCCCCATCCCATTTTCATTGTTTCTGGTGTCATAATTTTCAGAAGATCTCTCTTATAAAAATCATTAATTACATCTTTATGAATAAACCAAACTGTTTCATCAGTGCAAGCAACCATTTTAATATTAGAATCTTCTGATTGCAATCCATCAATATCTGTTTGATCTGGAGTATACCAAACATTAGTTACATCTGGAGCATAAACACCCCACTCATAAAGATTATAATACTTTCTTGCATCATTTACTAGATCTTTCCAGTCGGCATATTCAGTATCTCCTTGAATATGAAGAAGAACTTTTTTATCATCCTTAAAGAGTTTAAGTGCTTCAGTAAACTGAGAAGTGAAATATGCAGAATCTCCCAAATCAATCCAACCTTCTCTAGTGTTATTATCATCACTATTGATTACTGTTACGTCGTCAAAAATTTCTTTAAGTGAATCCTCAATGGCACAAGTCTTTTCAAACTGGCGATTCCAATTGAAGATAAAAGGTTGAATATCCTTTACTCTGATCTGAGGAAATCTTTCCAAATACCCTCTGCTATTAAAGTCGGCATGATCTCCATGATCATTTTTACTATGCAGATCCTGATATAGAATTTCTACATAAGGATTTAAAATACGTGCATAGTTGGTAATATTAGAAGATTTACCAATAATAGTTTTACACATTGACAAAGTAGTTGCATCAATCAAAACTTCATCACCAGCCAAAATTCTCTCTGGACTATTTGGTTGTGCCTGAATGGAATAATGCAACCCAGCAGTACTCATTGTACGCTGATGATCATAATAATGAATTGTAATATCCGGAAAATAATTTTTAAATTCATCAATCACATTTGTTTGGTCTGTAGTCAAAAAGATGCAATCATAACTTCCAGACTCAAATTCTTTTTTTGTTGCGTTCAAATAATTTTCAATTGCAACAAACTCAGTATGTCCAACACCATCAGTTCCCCGATAATGGACACCTAAAGCGTTTGCATATTTCTCTGAAGAAATTGAATCAACAATTGATTGCATTCTATTGTTATATGGAATATATTTCATATACTTACTCAGATCAAAATCCCTAAACGATGCCCAAGGATAATCACAATCCCATCCATCTTGTGCATTAAATTGTTTCAATGAGTCATCAGAAACCCTCGATTCATCAAACCAATTAGAGGGATTTCCATAAAGCATAAACATAGATGGAGAAACACAAACTTGATTTAGATCAACTCCTTTCTTTTCTAGAGTTCTAAAACTAGTCAATATAGTAAGATAATTTGAAAGAAATCCTCTATGCATTCCCTCCATCAATCGAATTTCAAAACTCATTTCAATCTCCCTTAATTATACGATAACTATCTTCATCAAAATGCTCTGTAGAAAACTCAAAAAGTTCAGTATCTTGAAGAGCGATCATTTGATGCCTAAGACCACGATATACATGAAAACTATCTCCAGGTAGAAGAATTTTTTCAAACATAGGATCATCAGACTCCGAATACTTTAAGAGTATTTTACCACTTTGCACATAAAATGTCTCATCCTTTAAGATATGGTAATGCCAAGAACATTTCTTATCTTTTATAAGGTATAAAAGTTTACCACAATATTCACGGTTATTCACTATCCATTTTTCAAATCCCCAACCTTTAGTGACAAATTTAATTTCCGAAGAAGTCATCAGAGTTAATTCCTTTATCGTCTATGTAATAATCCCCTGAGGGTTTTCCAAGATGAAGTTCATGAAATTTACATCCCCAAGATTTTAATTGAGAATGAGTGATATCATAAAAATGCTTATACGTAAGAAGTCTTGAGTTCTTGAATCTACCCATACCTCTTGCAGTTAAGTAAATTATATGGTTCCCTTCATCATACAGTTTATTTATTTTTTCAATTCTAGTCTCAATTGGAATGGCAAATTCATAATTACCATCAGTAATACTACATATTGTCCCATCAATATCAATTACATATTTCATTTATATCTTCCTGAGTTAAAACATAAGTTCCAAAATTCTGAACAGCGACAGATGCTGCTTTATTTGCTAAAGGAATTGCTTTTTCTATTGTACCATGGACTAGATAAAAATAAACAAGTGATGCAAGAAAAGTATCTCCTGCGCCAACTACATCAAAAACACTAACCTTTTCTCCAGGATAAGTTACTCCATCAAATTCTGCTCCACCAGATCCCTTTGTAACAATAAGATTGTCATGTTTGCTTTTTAGAAGTTTTGATTCACTTTCATTTATCTTTATAAAACAATTTGATTCAGGTAAATATGTTTTCTTACTATCAACAAAAACAGGTATTCTTGAATTAAAAACTAGATGAAATAATTTATCTTGGGTTATAAATCCTTTATCGTAATCAGATATTACAAGTGCGTCAAATTTTTCATCGGGTAAATCATAATTCATAGGTTTTAATGGATCTTCAGTATCAACTCTCAAAATTTGATGATTATATCTTTCATCAATATATCTTGTTTTTACAATATTTTCTTGATTGGTAATCATATAGACTTCCAATCCAAACGCTTTGAGATTTTCTCTCACGTTCCATGCCATACCTTTACGGGTTTCTTTTCTTCCATATTTTAGAATAGGAACAGGTGCTTCTGGATTTAGTCTTTCACAAGATCCATAAACATATTCATCTATACAACTATCTCCTATCAATAATATCTTGTATGATTTTTGTTGTGGCATAGTCACCTATCCTATCAAAAAATATAAGTTTAGAAGCATAATAAGACCCTATAACTGATTTTCCTTTCCAATCAGATCCTACAACCATTATATCAGGTTGAAAAGATTTTATCAATTCCTCTAGTTCTTGATCACTAGAAAAGAATTTTACTTCATCCACTGATTTTAAATTTTCAAGAAAAAATTTTCTTTCTTCTTGATTATGTATTGGTCTTGTAGTACCTTTCTTTTCCTTTACTCTATCATCAGTATCAATACCAACCATTAAAAAATCTCCTAAACCTCTTGCAAAGTTTAGAAGTTCAAGATGTCCGCGATGAAGAATATCAAATGTTCCGTTGACAAAAATTTTCATAACAATTTCTAATTTCTTTATCTAATCCATTAAGATTTAATCCAAGTGTTTTTAAAACTGATCCAGAACCACAATACGAATTATCGTTTCCACTTTCCAATACATCAATATTAACTTTATGAGTAGAAAGATTATTAATTAAGTTTGCAACATCTGATAATTTTGTTTTATTTTCATATACCAGATTAACTTCTTTTGGGAGATCATTATTACTTAGATAAAGATCTAAAACTTTTTTAGTGTCTTCAATTCCAAAAAAGTCCATAAACTTATCTTTAAAAATTACAATCTCTCTTTTATGAATATAGTTTTTTATGTTGACTGTGGTGAACATATTGTCAGGAGTTTCTGGTCCGAATACATTAAAAAATCTCAGATTATAAACATGTTCTAATTGACGACATCTTTGTGTGATTAGACACTTAGCGAATCCATAAAAGTCTTCAGGAATTCTATTACCAACTTTTATTTCTTCTGATAGAAAAATATCTTTTTGTCTACCAAAAGCAGCGCCACTACAAAAATTAATCATCGGTATTTTTAGAGAAGCAAGATTTTCAAACATCATCATATTGATGTAGAAATCATCTGATATATCTTGCCTTACTCTACGTCCACCTTTGATGGCAGCATGAAGAATAAAATCGATTTTTATCTCACTCAGAAACAAATCAATCTGATCTCTCTTAGTATAATCAATTTCTGGATAGTAAACATTATGATTTTCAGAAAGATATGGAATTAATTCTCTTCCAAGAAATCCTCTATGTCCTGTAAATAAAATATTCATCTACTCAAATTCATATAAGATGGGGAAGAGTTATATAAGAATTCTTTTACATTCACATCTTCCTTTGTATTTGGAATGAAAGTTTTGATGTTTGGAAAGATTGATAATACTTGCATATCTTCGCAAGCATAATGCGAAAATCCACAAACACCATAATCATCATTCCTTCCACTTCCAACAAGTTTTACTGGAATGTTTTCGTGATTTACATAATTACGAATGAACTCAAATGGACGATATAGAACAAAAGGAGTAATAGAGTAAACAACTGGAATAATTTCTTCCATTGCCATTCCGACTGCCATTCCGATCATCAATTGCTCAGATGCGCCAGGATTAATAACTCTATGAGGAAACTCTTTCCTAAGATCATCAAACAATCCATATCCAACATCACCAACTAAAAGAGAAATTTTAGGATTCTCTCTCATCTCAATAGTTAATTGATCTCTAAATGTCCTTCTCATAGAACCTCCAAGGCAGATTTATATTGTTCTTCTGTAAAATTAGTATAGTGAGCATGTAGTCCTTCAAGTCCATGATGCTCAACTGTAGTTCTTACAAAATTGACATAAGGATTAAATGCTTTAATTCTATCCTCAAGGTAATCTAAATCTACAGCATCATAAGCAGCCCATCCATTTGCGTTCACATAGATCTTAAGATTGTGAATATTTTTTTCATATGCAAATCTTAATGCTTCCCAAATAGATCCTTCTGCACACTCACCATCTGAGATCATACAATAAACATTACGATCAGGATTTGCTAGTGCTCTGCCAACAGCAACTGTTAATCCCATACCAAGACTTCCAGTTGAACAATGAATCTTTACATCTTCATTTCTTTTTGGATGCTCTCCATATTTTTCAAGAAGTTCTTCTGCATCAAATCCAAAATATTTTTCAAGAACAACATAGAGAGAAACTACAGCATGTCCATTTGAGAGGATAAAAATATCATCATCTTGCATCTCACTGTAAATTTTATCAATGAGATGTAGACAAGAAAAATAACTTCCCAAGTGATGGAGTTTTTTATTGTAGCAAATATCAAGAAGTCTACGTTCTAGTTTTTCATCCATCATAACCAAGAACTCCATCATAAGTAAGTTTTACGGTTTTCTTGCCTAGTGATTCAAGTCGTTCAATAACTTTGTTTACGTTCTCTTTCATCTTTCCAACACCTTCAAAGTCATGAACTTCAACATAAATGGCATCAATCTCTTTGATTGCATCTTCAAATGATGGATCATGAACGATCACATTTTCAAAACCTTCAATGTCCATCTTAACAAAATTAACTCTTTTCTTCACATTATTTTTAATAAAATCTGCAAGAGTTGTAGTTGGAACAATAACACTGTCAGTTCCGCCAGGATCAATACCATGGCGAAGGAAAGAATTCATTGTAGAGTTACTACTGTTTAATTGAAATTCTTCCTCACCATTTTTCGTATGAACAGCAACCTGATGTGGAAAGATATTTTTTACACCAAGATTTTCAAAGAGATCTTTCATGATCTCAATATGAGAAGGTGTTGGTTCAACTGCATAAACTTCTTTGCAGATAGAACTCATATAAAGAGAGAAGAGTCCAATATTTGCGCCAAGATCAACCATTACCACTTCTTCATTGTCTTCTAAAAATGAATAAAATCCATTTTCAAACTGCTCAAGAATTGCGGTTGTTTTTGAATGAGGGGTATTATGATGCTCTAAAAATTTTTCCGATTTAGAAAGATCGTAAGATTCAAGATCTTTAATAGTTTTTAAAATAACAGACATTTTATTCTCCAAGGATTGTTTGAATGTAATCTTTTACTTCTGGTTTAATTATACCATACAACCAGTTATAATGATCACCATATTCTTTAATAGTTTCCATTGTTCCAACTCCAGCTGCATGAAGAACGCTAGTTTTGAGTGGTTGCTCTGTGAATGGATGATTGATATAAACCTCACCATCTTTCAGGTAGAGTTCTTTCCAACTTTCACAATGGTCTCTTTCTCCCCATTGATTGACTATCCCATAAGTAACACCACTGCCTTCCCTATCAACAATTTCTGTGGTGTACTTATCTTTGGCATGAAAAATATGATTCCAAGTATCTTGTTCATTTCGAATCATAGGCCAAGGTTGATAATTGAAGATTCTTCCATCGCTTTGTTCGGCAACAAACTTATTAAAATCTCTCCACTCATACCAAAATTGTTTATCATTTGACGCAACGAATCCTGCATTCAAAAATTCATTGACACCAATCGTTCCACCATCACCATATGGTGGATAAAAAGGACTTACACAAGGACTTGCTGCACCTGCTTTTCCAAAGAAATTATTGTTTCTAACTCCAATTAATTCTGCTTTAGAATTAATCACACGATCAAGACTACCAATACAGAAAGAATCAGCATCCATATGAATAACCATATCATAGTCTTCAACAAAAGGAAGACATGACATTGCCATCATCCAATCTGGATACCTAACAGTATCCTCTAACATCCAAGGATTTTCTTTTTTAATTTCTTCTGTTTGTTTAGTATCTACAATATAAAAATCAATTTCAGGATGAAAATGATTGATCATCTTCTTTAGATAATCCGGGCGAAGAAATTCTTGGTAATCATCTGTACACCAAGTCGATATCGCAATTTTTTTCATCGTATTTTTTTAAACATAGCAGTTAGAATATTTGGATAGATGTATTCAGTTTTACGGATACAATCTTCAATATTCGTGTGATTGATGTACTCATAGTTTTGAGACTCTAGGAACTTTTGAAGTGCATCTATATTAAAGTGCCATAGATGTTCATCAGGCCTTCGATGCTTCCAATTTTCAAACCACTCATCATCAAAGTTATGACACCAAGGAACGCTGATGCAAAGATAATCGCAATCAAGTTTATTCAAAAAATAAATGTCTTCAAAATGTTCTAAGGAATCAAAAAAAGTAATAACATTATAGTGACTGCCAAATAAATTATCAACAATAGTAATGTTATCTGGTAGATCAACTCCACTTACATCATAACCAAAACAGTTTGGAATGATTTGATTACTTGTCTTTAGAAAACTACCATTACCGTATCCAACATCAAGAATTGAGTTGGGAACAAACCCAAGAGTTCCAATAATATATCCTAGTCTCAGGTGAGACATGTAATTTGTTGCTTCTCCATAATTATCATATGCAGAAGAATACTTTTCATCATATTTGATTGGAGTTTTAATGACTTGATACATAACATCATTGTCATCAAAATCATAATTATCAAGCATCTTTTCCTCTCTCAGCAACAACCATGAAAGAATGATTGAGATCTCTTTCGCTATGCATGACGTTTACGTATCCACGACTCTCTAAGTATTCAACAATAGTTTCTGCAAATAAACAATGCACATGCTTTCTATTATTCCAAGGCCTCCAATATTCTTGATCATAATGTGGAAGATATAGAAACAGAATTCCACCATCTTCTTTTAAATGGTCCGTCCAATAATCCAAAGCACCTACCCAATCATTCAAATGCTCCAAACAATGACTTGAAAATATGTAATCATATTTTTTATCCGGTAGATTAAATGCTTCCCAAGGATCGTTGAAATCAATATCAATACATTTTGCTCCAGGAAAAGCCCAATCAAATTCTTTACATCCAATATCTAATCCCTCACCTTTACAAAAATGTTTTGCAAAAGGAATAGCAAACTGTGATGCATTACCACTGGTTTCATAGATAGGATATTTTTTATCGCGATATTCTACCAATTCCATTTTAGTCATACTTTTTTACCTTAGATTTTTTCATCATAATCAACAATAATCCACCTATTATCATTTAAAAGTGAATTTACCTGAAATAAAGAATTACTTCTTAAATCATGAAAATATAAATCGGATTCCAATCCAGAACAAATAGAATCGACTAAACAGAATACAGAACTAGGAGAAACATGTATTTCTTTTGCATTTCTAATTACATCAATCCATTGTAATAGGTTATCTGTTATATTATCCTGGATTTTGATGATTGTCAAATCAGAGTTTTGTCCATTTCTCCAACCAAACATATCAAAACTATATCCATCACTTTCACTAGAACTATCATGAACCAAGATATAATCCTTTGTGTCCCCAACTACTTTTTCGTAAAGTTCTTTTGATCCTTCAATTTCTTTTGGTAGTTTAAATTTATTATACCTTGCAGCATAAAGGACATCTGCCTGCTCATAAAACTGTCTATCAAAATTAACACTTACCCATTTTGAATCATGATTTTCTCTTTCAAGATAAGTATATATTACTTTATCATATCCAATCTTAAGATATGGAATTTTTGATTCCTGAGCCCAAGAAGCAACACCACTTTCAAGGGCATTCCAATCATTATCAAATGGTTTAGTGACAATGTTTGGATAGTCTTGATACAAACATTCTATTGTTTTCAAAAATCTTTCTCTGCATGAGAGATAAATTTTATCAAACTGCTCTGCATAGGTATGTACCATGCCATTACAAATAAAATGATCACCAAGTCCAGGGTGATGATGAAAAATTAATTCTTTAATCATTACATTAATTTTGAATATCTAAAAACATTCCAACGATTGAATCCAGTTGCTTTGCAGTTAATCTGCTGCATTGTATTGTATCGAATATCATGATAGAAAAGATTTGCATTTATTTTTGCACAAACACTATCAACGAGATGGAAGAATCCACTATTTACACAATGAATTTCTTTGGCATTTTCAATAAGTTTCATATAAGCAAGGACATTATTAGTTGGTCCTTTTTTAATTTCAATGATCTTACTAGTGAGTTCTTCGTTTCTCCAAGATGTAATGTCAATGGGATAACTTTCTCTAAAACTAGAACTTTTGTGAACAAGAATATAATCATCAACTCCTTCAGTTAAAACATCATATACTCTGTCAACATCAGGAATATTTTTCGGCAGAACAAACTTTTCGTATCTATATTTAAAAAGCATATTTGAATGTTCATAGAACTGCCTTTCAAAATTCGGAGAGAATTTTTCTGGGTATGCTTCTCCTGGACCTCTTGGTGTATTTTTTCGTTTGATTTCTAAGTAATGAAGATTTTCAAATCCAAGTCTCACAACTGGGTATCCCATTTTCTGAGCCCAAGGAAACATTTCCCTTTCTAAAGTTGCCCAATCATCATGAAATCCATGGACGATAATATTCGGGAAATCTCCGTATAAACACTCCAAAGTTTCCACATATCGATGATGTGTAGGTATATGAAGACGTTCAGTTAATTTTGCATATTCATGAACGATTGCATTACATATAAAATGATCACCAAGACCAGTGTGATGATGAAAAACTAGATCAGGATACATTACCATATTGATCAAATTGAAACACATTATTGATATTTCCTCTGTAAAGATTCATCCAGAGTCCACAGTTGCCAGTATGATTTACAACATAAGCACACTTAGAAACACAACGGAGGGCGGCGTCAAACCACTGCATCCAGTCCATGGTATCATTACCTTCCTTCTCCATAACCGTGTTCATAGCATCCTTTCCAGTGGTAGAAGGAGTCTCTTCAAAGTAAACAACTAAATCACCAAGTTCTTGTTTGAAGAAGTTTAAAACTTGAGTTTGATCGGTTTGTACTAAAACTTTTTTAGCATTAGTCTGCTGCAAAATCTGTTGTACTACCTGAAGATAAGCTTGAGGAGAACCAAGACGGACTTCAGTATACTTATCGGTTCCACGATAAAGAACTGCAATCGTTTCACTTGGATTAATTTTATACTTATCTAGCAAAATATTCATTCGATTATCGATAATTTCACTAGGATTGAAAAATCGACTGATGACTTGATTATAATATTCGAAGTCATAAAGATCAAACTGCTTTCTATTCTCATCAGGAAGAGTCACAGTCTTCAGTAGTTGAACAGGAATTGATGGATTGATTTGATAAAAATCTGGAAAAATATCACGATTTGGATCAGATTTAAATCTCTTAAATCCCATTGCATAACTGATTTTATTTGGAACAATTCCGTGGCTCAAAAGAATCAATGTGGAAAGAAATGCTTGAGTTTGATTCGAATAGAAACCACAATTCCACATACAATCCAGTTGATTCATTTCTGGATGATTAATGGAACTGCACCCTCCAGTGGATGCAGTATATTTACAATGACGTAATTTCATCTTGTTTTAATTTGTTCAGAGATCCAATTATAAGTCTTTGCGATTCCCTCTTCAAGAGTTTGAGAATAATCCCAACCAAGTTTTTCACGAATCAAATCATTATTAGAGTTACGACCACGAACTCCAAGAGGACCATCAATATGATTCTTTTCAACTTTCTTTCCAGAAACTTTTGCGGCAGTATCCACCAGTTGATTGATAGTAACCATTTCTTCTGAACCAATATTAACAGGCCCAATAAACTCCGAGTCCATCATCCTGCGAGTTGCCTCAATGCACTCATCAATATAAAGGAATGAACGAGTCTGCTTTCCATCACCCCACACATCAATCATACCACCTTCCTCAGGAAGATAGGCAACTTTACGGCAGATTGCTGCTGGTGCCTTTTCTCTTCCCCCTTCCCAAGTTCCTTCTGGTCCAAAGATATTATGATACCTAGCAACCCGAACAGAGATCCCATAATTACGAGAATAAGCGAAAAACAACCGCTCTGAGAACAATTTCTCCCAACCATATTCAGAATCTGGGTTAGCTGGGTATGCTGATTCTTCACGACAATCTGGGTTATCAGGGTCTAGTTGATTATGCTCTGGATACATACAAGCAGATCCAGAGTAGAAAATCTTGGTTTTATTTGTACCCTTAAAGTCATTCAGTTGTCGTTGTGCCTCAAGAATATTCAGATTAATAGTTGCAGAATTATGCATAATATCTGCATCATTCTCACCACTAAACACAAATCCTGCTCCACCCATATCAGCAGCAAACTGATAAATTTCATCAAAGGTATCAATATACCTTGATGGGACAAAATTATAAAAATTGCGATAAGGACCTTTATACTGAAGAACCCTCTCAACAAAAGTTGGATCCCTCAGGTCACCTTGAATAAATTCATGTGCTTCACTCTCAGAATACTCTGGAAGTTTAAGATCTACACCACGTACCCAATAACCTTCAGCACGTAGTCGTTTTACCATATGACTTCCAATAAAGCCACCAGCACCAAGAACAAGTGCTGTTTTTTTATAATCACTCATAGATTGATAAATTTCTCTTAGTATATATTATACAAAAAAAGAGGAGTTGTGTAAACCCCTCTTTTGAAATTTTCAGGCTCGCCACCAATTCTTTAACTGGAAATTGGAAACCAGGCGGAGAAAGAATTCCCCATCCGCACCAATTGCTCTTTAAAGGAAGCAATAAACCTTAGAGGGTCCTTTTTGAGGCTCCACCACTTAGTTTTAAGAAACTAAGAAAAGTTGGGTTAACTTTGATATCTCGGTAATACCAAAGAATGCACATAAAAATAATACATCCCAAAGTTTAAGTTTAATAGCAAAAGGTATTGTGAGTAATCCACCAACAACTTTTATCATTAAACCGTATTTAAAATCCCCCCATAACATGATTTGATATCCTATTATGAGGAGAGTGTTTCCAATCCACCGAAGTAAATCAGATCTAGACATAAGGGGTTTGCTCCCGACCAGTACTTTTAAAGTCTCTCCGTGACTATTTACTCATCTTTTACATAACAAGGAACAGTATCAGAATCTAACCATTTTGTATATTCAAAGTCTTCCATAGCAGTCATTAACTGCATTTCATTATCACAAAGATACATATCTCGATAACGACCTGTATAAGAATCTACTTTTTGAATACGACAGTCTGGTTTACCATTAATTTCCAAGGTGCCAACTTGTACATAACGATAAGGAAATCGTTCCATAAGAACAGTTGGTTTCTTGATTACTTTCATGCTACCTCAACGGATTCAAGATCTGCAAGAACATATTCCATAAGCATTTCATAGTCATCAAGAGGATCACCAGAAAACACTACACCTTCGTTTTCGTAGTAGCGGCGAACCTTTTTGTATAGTTTCGGATTCTTTACATCAAGGTAGAAATCACCATTTGCTGCACCACGAAGGGTTTGCACATCTTTCTTGAATTTTGCTGTGAGAGTCATTATTTTGAATGTTGACCTTAGTATTATAAAGGTTTGACTTAGAGAAGTCAAGACGGACACTTAGAGTGGTGTCCTATGCTCGTCAGGGGAATCTAACCCCTCTTCGGCGCTTTATGAGAACGCTGCATTCGACAGATTGCTAGACGAGCAAATTTTTCTTTTTATTTTTTGCACGATATGTATCAGTTTGTGCATGACAATTTGGACATAAAATACGAAGATTATCTATAGTATTATTATGACGATCTCCATCAATATGATCAAGTTCTATTGGTGCCGGTTTTCCATTCCATTCAGTAATTCCGCAACATTCACATCTGTGCGATTTTAATCCTTCAGATATTAATCTGAGTTTAAGTTTGTGAGATGATGGTATTTTTACAGAATTGACTAAAACATCATTTAGCGAAATAGGTTCAAATCCAGATACTCTAAAATGATTAGTATCTAAATTTAATTCTTCTGCTCTTTTTTTAAGAGCAGAATTAGATGATCTACATAAATTCAAATCATATGCAACCTCAGCAAAACTTTTACATTTTTTTACTGATTCTTTTAAATCATTATCTGTCCAAGTGCGTGTTTTCATAAGTAGTCGTAAATGCATATGATTATTTATGTGACCACTAATAGGAACACTGGGAATTGAACCCAGACCAACCCGTTATAAGCAGGCCGCTCTACCATTAAGCTATGCTCCCATAAATTCAGATCTATTATAGAGGATCTGGAACTCTGTGTCAAGAACCTTCTTCGTGATCAGTGTGAATACGTATTAGTTCGTCATTCACACGAGGTTCTATTTCAAAGTTTATAGTTTCATTGTATGGAACTATCACTGCGTTTCTTTCCCCATCAGTAATAATAAATGATTCGCCGTTCTCTACTTTTTGTATTAGATTGTCAAAATCTGCTTGAAACTCTTCGACTGTAAATTTTTGGAGATCTGAAAGTTCTGGATACATTTTTCATAAAGTGAGTTTTATGAGTCGGGGTGACAGGATTCGAACCTGCGACCTATTGCTCCCAAAGCAACCGCGCTACCAAGCTGCGCTACACCCCGTTATTTATTTCTGTGTATGTACATAATACCAGCAAATGGTACGATTGTCAACCCACATCCACAAAGAAAAAGAAAGAAAGGACTTGCTGCTAGTGTCTCAACAAGATGAAAAATCATCTTCCCCTCCAGTTCTTGTATTCATAATACATGTATTGGTCCACTTCGTCAAGTCCTTGTAAAGGAGCAGTAACATCCCAAGTGGACCATTCAATACAAAACTGTTTAATATGTATATCATTAGCAGCAGACCTTACTCCAAGCATTCTAGAAAATGCAGACATTGCAAAATTATATCTTTGCTTAATGCGCGGTTCCATTTCCTTTATACTCTTCGGAATCATAGTACCCTCCTCGTGTTCCGAAATACAGTGTAGTCAGTACAAAAGGAATAGCAACAAAAATAAGTGCTTTACCTAACATGATGTCCTCCAAACATATAACGCATACCATTCAAGATTTTTGCTCCGAATGATCCGAAATTGCGTGAGTTAAATCTTTCAAATAGTGCTGTAGTAATAACAGGAGCGGGAACCCCCAGGTCCACAGCGGCAGAAACAGTCCAACGACCCTCACCGCTGTCGGATACGCCTCCAGAGAACTGCTTAAGGTTACCATCCCTGCGTAACACATCAGCAATAAGATCGAGTAACCAACTACCAACCACGCTACCACGACGCCATAACTCAGCAACCTCAGCAACGTCAATATCATAGCAGTAACTTTCTGGGTCTGCCATTGGAGCAACTTCAGCATCTCCTTCTCTAACATACTTAGCACCTGCATTAGCACTCTTGAGGATATTAAAACCTTCGGCATATGCTTGCATAATGCCATACTCAATGCCGTTGTGAACCATCTTTACAAAATGTCCTGCACCCGGACCACCACAATGTAACCAACCAAACTCGGCAGAAGTTACATCCGAGTCAAACTGAGTCCTCGGGGCAGCGTTGATTCCTGGAGCGAGTGCATCAAAAATTCTTGCACAAGTGGAGACTGCAGTATTTCCACCTCCAACCATAAGACAGTATCCACGATCCAAACCATAAACACCACCGCTAGTGCCACAATCAATATATTGGATACCCAACTTTGCCAGGCGTTCTGCTCTCTTCCGACTGTCTTTAAAATTGCTATTGCCATGATCAATAATAATATCTCCTTCACCACAAAATCGTAGTAACTCATCGATTGTTTCCTCCACTGTTTCGGCAGGAACAACCATTTGAAAAATTCCTGGTTGAGTACTACCTTTTTTATTTTGTTTAACTATTTTAACAAGGTTTTCGATAGTAGTTGCAACTCCATTCACATATCCGTTTTCATATGCTTCACTTGCTTTTTCATAATTCCTACGATAACCCCATACTTCTATTCCTGCCTTCATCATACGACGGGACATTCCTTCACCCATTCTCCCAAGTCCAATTAATCCTACTTTCATAAAATTATCCTTGATATGCGTGTGTAAGTCCCCAGGCAATCCAAATTGCCATAAGAGAACCATAAATGATAGTTAAAAATAAAAGTGTTTTAGTCATCTTCTTTATCATCCTCATAAGTAGATGGTTCTTCAAAAAGTTCTTCCATTTTTTGTTGGAGAACTCTATGTTGCAATTGTTCTAGATCTTTTTCTGTAAATCTTACCATTAGTTTAAAGTAATTTTAAGAAATGGAAGTAAAGGTGGAATAACACCAACTAACCTTAAAAGTCCCTCAGCAAATAAAGAAAGAACCACCCAACCAACGCACATACTAATGATAGAAGCATTACGGTTGTGTCGTCGTATTGCTGCATCGATCATCTCCTGAACTTCAGAACGACTAACAAACTCATCGTGAGGATCCATCACTTTTCATCTCCAAGAAACTTTGCCAAAGGATCTCTTCTAGTCTTAACTATTTCAACTGCTCTTTTATAGAACATATTGTCAATATTACCAGAAGTTTCAAAGGTTTCTTTGATCTTCACCCAATTATCATAGGTGTGTTGATCCATAAGGTTTAAGTTGAATACTACTAGTTATTCTAGTAAGTACTTTAAACTTGTCAAGTATGTGTTGATATCAAGAAAGTGTTGAAGAAATTATTAAATTTGTAATATTTCTAAACGGAAAGGGTGGGATTCGAACCCACGGTGCTATTAACACGCTTGTTTTCAAGACAAGTTCCTTAAACCACTCGGACACCTTTCCAAATTAAGTCCTCAACGGACTTCAAAATCAAGTCGTCTCACTTTACGTTGACGACGTGCTTCTTGCCAGGCAATATCTTGCGATGTCAAGACTCCTTTCTTTTGATTTTCTTTTAAAGAGTTTAACATAACAATCTGAGATAAGTCAAGTGCTGAAATCTTATCTCCACGAATTGTTGCCATATTTGAGCAACCACAAGTTATAGTTCTTGTTGGATGTCCTTCCAACTCTCTACCGCAAATACGGCATCTTATTTTTAAGTTTTCCATAATTTCAATTATTCTTAGTTGTTTCTTCTTCTATTTCTCCAATAACTTCTTCAAAGATTTCTTCTTCTACTTCTTCTTGAACTCTTTTTGAACTTGTATCTGAAAATGAACGGAGCATCCAAACAAACTTACCATGAGACTCCATTAAATCTTGAACTAGGTTTGCTGTAGCATATGACTTTTGTTCTTCTGCTTCTTCAGATATTTTACCCATCATATCACAAAAATCAATATTTGACTGAAGAAGGTCAGAAATCATTCCTTCAGCATTCGCAGAACTTGATGCTTCTTTGATCTTGGACACCTCAAGAACACGATTCAAACTACTCAAAGGTTTTACGTTCAAGTATCTCATATGCTCTGAAAGTCTATCAAGTTCTTCGAAGATAGTCTCATACTGACCACCAAAAAGAGTATGAAGTTGCTGAAAGTCTTTTCCAACAACATTCCAATGATAGACCCAAGTTTTATGAAATAATACAAAAAGTGATGCCTGAGCATCACTTAAGAGTTTAAACAGTTTTTCCATTATACTCTTTTTTAAGTATTTATCAAGTATGCCCGATATAGGTTCCGCCCCTACCGATGCCTGCTTGTAAG